ATTTACTATCAGCCATATTTTAGTTCTATATTAAATGTAGGGGGAAGTAAATCCCCCCACATAACTATTTATTATGTACCATTGATAGTAGTAACAGTAGCCGCACCTGTTGCAGATGAAACTACAATCATATCTACAGTTCTAGTACCACCTGTTGAACCAACAGCTATGATAACATCATTCTGTTTAAGTTCAGCAGTAGCATTATTAAAGTAGCCACTACCTATGATTGTTCCGATTGCGTCAGCAGAATCATATAGGAAAACACTATTTGACCCACCTGCAATTTTCTTTAAGTTGCTTGATGTGTATGCCATGTTATATCTCCTATTCTGTTATTTGACATTCAATCATACCATTACCATCAATCTCTACTACTCCAAGACTCATGTATGATGTGATTAAGTTACTGACTTTTTCAGGAATGTAATTGATCTCAGTTCTAATATCAGAACCCATAGCTACACCGATTGCAGACTTGTGATAAGCATGACAATCTCTAGTAGTAGAGGCTTTTGATAGACCAGAATGAGTGAACCACATAAATCCAAGCCATCTCTTCGCAGTTAATCCACCAGCGTATGGTAAATCAGCTTCGCCTACATATTCAGCACGAGAGAATTGATCTATTTGAAGTAGATCAGCCCAACCTGCAGGAGATACTACAAAGTATCTTTGTCCATCATCAGGTACATCAGCCGCTCCAAATGACTCATAAACTGTCAATGCTTTTGCTAGAGTTAATCCAGCAGAACCATGTACAACATTATTTGCATTTGAACCAGCGTCTAATACATCAATGATTAGTTGGTCTGTTTTTCTCCCCAATGCCGCCGCCGCAGATTGAGATAGAACTTGTCTTTCGTCAATGTTAGTTTTTAGCTCGTCTAATCTATCAACATAATCTGCCGCATAGAAATCCGCTAAAGTAACATCAACAGTTGAGTGAGTGATATCCATAGTTGGAATCTGAGCGTGTCTGCTTTTTGAAACAGCACTACCAGTACCGACTTTTTGGAATCTCGCCTGACTCCCCTTTACATTATTTACTTGCCTTATTGTGTTTCTTAGCTTTGATCCCATTCTTTGATAAGCCATGTGGACTTCAGCTTCGAACTGTTTAATAAAGGCAGTTGAAATAGATGTACTCATATTTATACTCCTTTGTTAGTCGTTGTTATTAATTAAACAGTTGTCCGCATTAAATTAATTCGGTTGTCCATAAAGGACCGATCTCTTTTAATATGGGCTGTGTACCCTTTTTGACTACATTATGTAGTCGTTTATAGAAATACAACACTTTTACATTTTTTACAAGCATAGGTTTAGAAAAATTATATCCTTGCCACTTTAACCATCTAATAGATTTAGTATGTTCTTCTGTTATATAATTGGACAAATATATGTAATGTTCTTCTAAGTAATGTAACCATTTCTTGTTTCTTTTAAGGAAATATAGATAGTTTTTATCTAATTCTGTAGAGGATAAGAACCATATTGTGCCGATTTTATTATTGATTCTTGATGGTACAGCACCAAAGATTGCGGCTACTTTATGTTCTTTTGTTAATATGGTAAATGAATTAACATTTGGTCTGCTATATCTAAATGGTTGTAGTAATGCTTGTAGGGGATCAAGCCCCCACAAAGCTATCTCATACCTGTCCAATGGCTTTAAGTTAGGAGCTAAAAGAAAACAATGTTCAGGTATAGTTTTTTCAACATATAACATTAACCCCTATAGAGTCTATTAAATGCTTCATCAACTTTTGATACATAAGATGGATCACGCTCTCTACCATCATAATATCTTTTATCTTTCATCATGTTTCTAACATCTTCTATTGTTAATGGTCTTTCAGGTTGTGCTACTTGTGCTGACCTAGATATATTTTGTTTTTGAGATTCCATTATTTTTTCTAGTGCTTCTATTCCATCAACATTAGAACCCATAGTTTGTGAAACTACTTCGTATTGTTCAGGGCTAAAAAATGTAGATGCCCAACTATTTACTGCATCTAATCTTGCTTCTGCATTTTCTCCTAGTTTAGCTTTCTCAGCTTCTATATCAGGTTGTTGTCCAACATAAGCATCAACATATTTATTAATACCCTCTTGATATACTTCTTGATCGTATGAATTTTCCCAACAAAAATTTTTCCACCATTCTGTCATAGGATTAGCATTAACTATATCTTCTGTAACATTCTCAGGAAGTTTAGGTAATTCATATTTCTCTATTGTTTCAGGTCTTTCAGCATTAGCTTCTTGTTTTAATTCATCAATGATTACATCTCTTAGTTCATCTTTCTTACCACCTACATATTTTTCTAAGTTAATATAAGACTTACCAAACTCTTCTACATTGAGTTCGCCTTTCTCAGCATTCCAAAACTTCTCAGGTATATACTCAGGTCTTGGTGCTGGTTCTGTTGTAGTAGGAGCAGATGTTTCTTGTGGAACATTATTCTCTACTGGTGTTTCCTGTACTGGTGTTTGTTCCTGTACTGGTTGTGTTTGCTCTTCAGCCATTTTGATTCTCCTTTATTATGTTTTGACTTTTACCTTTATTGATTCTTCGTTGTATAAGACCAACTAAATATCTTTGACCCTCTAAATGTCTTAGAGCATGGTCTGATATTTCAGGTCCAGCAACTGAATCAATGGTTATTGATTTAAGATATTGGAGAACTTCAACACCTATTGGTGTACTAAACAATGTTTTAAATACATCATTTAATTTGGTTTCTTCTTCAGAACCTCGTTTAAAGTTATCCAAACCTATCAGGGCTTTATTTTGTTCTGACATATTAAATCCTTATCATATTTTGTATAACACTTCTAGGTATAATATTTCTATCCCCAAAACCTACTTCTCCATCATCATTTTGATAACTACTAAAGGTATGTATGTCTGTTTTTGTTTTCTTAAATATATATGCTTCTGTTTTAATTATAGCTGTTTTCATATTTTCAAAATCTTTTAAATCTGTGATTGTACTATCTCCAACAATATCATTCCAAACTATTAAATACTTATAATATTTCTCTCCTCCTATACTAATAGGACTACTCAGTTTCTTTGTACTCATCTTTTAATATCGCTTTCAAAAACCATATAGCTTTTTTAATATCTACTACTCCGCCTTTCTCTCTATGCCTTGTAATATATTTAATAGCTGTTGCATCTGCATATGGTAAGTGTCTAACATAATCATATGTTTGTAAAGTTTTACCACAAGTACATTTACCTGCCTGATAATAATCAGGATTTATTTTTTGTTCATCACTCATACTAACTCTCCTATCCAGTTTCCATTTTTATCTAATACCATTGGAAGTAGTCTAGGTATTCCATTTAGTATTACGCCACATCCAATAATAAATCTTGTTCTAAAGTTTTTTGCATATGAGAATGCCATAGACTTTTGATTAATTAAACAACCTACATTCATACCAAAGAATATATCATCAGGGTTAGCCCAATAAGATATAACAAACTTTGTATGATAGTGTCCTTGTACTGCACTCATACCCATTGTTTGTGAAACTTTTAAAATGTCTGCTGATCTACCATGTGTAAAGAAACATTTTTTTCCATTACTTAATTTTAATGTCATGTCATCTACCCACTTCCACTTTCTAGTACCTAAGAAATCTCCATAAGGTTTTAAAAATTGTTTTGACATTCCAAACTTTAATGCTCTTCTATAAACTAAACTACTATGATTAGAATCTACTTCAGTTACTTCAGGAAATATTCCCTCTAATTCTCTTATATATTCTCTTGATATATCTAATTCATGTCCTGCACTTGGTAAGTCAGGATTATGTTCATGCATTGATATTGCATGGAAGTCTAACAAATCTCCAATGTTAATTACAGTATCAGGTTTAAATTCTTTTTTAATAGCTTTTAGAAAAGCAAAAGCATCTTTGTGATGATAAGGTATATGAAGATCGCTAATTACTAAAACAGATTTATGCATATGGAAGTTATCATTTTATTGAGTTTCTTCTTCTGTCGGCTGTTGTT